GTATAATAGATGAGGCTGTTATAGAGAAACTTAAAACTATAGGATTTAAATCTAAACAATTAACAAAGATAACTGAATTACAAAATCATTTAAAGGAAAAATCATTAGAATTAGAAGCTGCTATTGCTGAAGAACAGGATAGAAAGAAAAAGGGATTAGCACCATCTAATCTTTTGACTCGTAAAATATTAAAATTAAAGCAAGAAGAATTAGATGCAGAAAATACATTATCTTTAGGTATATCAAGAAGAAGTGCTTCTATAAAAAAACAAATACAAAATCATAAAGATTCTTTAGATTTATTAGGTAGTGAGTTGAAGAGGAGAGAGAAGATAAACGATGCATTTGAGGAATACAAGAATCAAATAGACGATAGTTATACGATGTATGCCTCTATGGCTTCGCTAATACCAGGAATTGGAAAAAGTCTTTCAGATTCTTTTATACAAGCAAAGACTATTTCTATTAGTGCTTTAGAAGAGGTAAAAAATGTTATGTATGACACCAATGATCCTGTAAAAGCATTACAGGCAGGTTGGTCTAAGTTAACTAAAGGTTTAGGTAAATTTGGTGTTGGGTTAGGTGTTGTGTTATTACTTCTACAGGGAGTTTATATGTTATTTTCATCTATTGGTAAGGCTGTGAGTAGTATACAGAACGAAACAGGATTAGCAGCAGAAGAGTCTTATAATTTATATAAAAATGCTTTAGATGCTCAAACTTCTTTTAGTAACCAACTTTCAACTTTAGAAGATATTGTTTCTGTACAAAATGCATTAGTAAACTCTTATGGAAGATATGCAGAATTGTCGGGAGAAGTCTTAACACAAATATCAGACGCATCAAAAGTATTAGGATATAGCACAGAAACAGCAGGTAGACTTCAAGCTACCTTAATGGAGTTAGGTGCAGATGAAGGTCTTGCAGGTAATCTACAAGTTGCTGTAGGTAATTTAGCAAAAGCTAATAAAATAGCTCCGGGAATAATTGCTAAAGATTTAGTAGATAATTCTGAATTTGTTGCTAAAAACTTTGCAGGAATGCCTAAAGAGGCTGCACTAACAGCGATAGAGGTTAGAAAGTTAGGATACTCTTTACAACAAGCATCTAAAGTACAAGACCATTTATTTGATATACAAGGGAGTTTAACTGCTCAAATGGAGGCTTCAGTTGCTTTAGGTAAACTCGTTAATACCAATAAGGCAAGACAACTTGGATTGGATGGAGATATAGCAGGGATGATGAAAGAGATATCAAAGGAAGCAGGAACTTATTCGGAATTTTCAAAAATGTCTGTTCCACAAAGAATGCTTTTAGCAAAAGCATTCGGTATGGAAGTATCTGAATTACAGAAGAGTTTATTTATTCAAGAAAAATTATCCGATTTATCAGATAAAGAACTAGCGGATGCTCAAAAATATCTTAAAGATTTAGAGAATGTAGAAAATATGACCGCAGGTCAGTTAAAGGCTGAAGTATCAAAAGCACAACAAGCAGAAAAGTTTGATGTTGCTATGAGCAAGATAAAGAGTTCTTTAATAAGTGCTATACTTCCTGCTGCTGAAGCCTTAGTTCCTTTAATGGAAACGTTATCTCATATTATGTCTGGTGTAGCTGTGGTGATAAAAGGTATTGGTTTTCTTTTTAAAGTTATCGGAGGAATCGTAGAGGGTATGTTAGCACCTTTTAGTTTCCTTAATGATTTAATTAGTAATGGACTTACAAATGCAACGAGTAATTTCTCCAATCAATTCCTTAGTAGTTGGCAAGGTATAACTAAATTAATTGTAGGTACTGTGGCTGGATTAATGTTTGGTTGGAAAGGTTTATTTAGTTTTATTAAAAAAGGTGCAATAGCAGCAGGTACTTCCCTAAAGTCTGTGTTTAATGTAGATGCTTATAAAGGTTTCTTTACAGGAATGACTGATAAGTTAAAAGACTTATTTAGCAAGAAAGGTGGTAGTCCTTTACCCACTACTGGGGGTGGAGGTGGAATTAGCAGAAAACCAACCCCAAGTCCAACTCCTGGAGGTTCAAAAGGAGCAAGTATGTTAGGTAATTTAGGAGCATCTGTAAGAGCTCTACCTGCTAAAAAACTATTAATGTTGGGAGCAGCATTTACAGTTTTTTCTGCAGGAGTATTTGTATTAGCAAAAGCCTTACAGCAATTTGGAAGTGTAGATTGGGGTGCTATGGGTAAGGCAGGTGTTGCCTTGTTGGCATTAACAGGAGTAGTATTTGGATTAGGAGCATTAATTTCTTCAGGGGTAGGTGCTGTGTTATTTGGGGCAGGTGTATTAGGGTTAATAGCACTTGGTGCTGCTTTTGTAGTTTTAGGTGCAGGAATGAATGTAATTGGTAAGGCTGCTCAAAAGTTTGCAACAGCTATAAGTATGATTTCCGAAATAGATGCTTCTGTTATAAAAGAAGTCACTGGAGTAATTCCTGATTTCCTATCTTCTTTCGAAGGCGTAGAAGATATATCACAACCTCTTGATGTTTTAGCAAATTCTATGGACAGATTAGTAGGAAGTCTTTTAAAGTTGCAAGATGTATCTTACGAAAATATAAATAAAGGATTACAGTCATTAGCAAGTACTAAACTTGCAGATATGGATATTAATTCAGTACCAACTTCTAAACTCTCACCTACTGAATATAAAAAAGAACCTTCTGTTAGGGATTATGCAACTATGGCTGTTTCTAAAGTATTACCTAAAGTAGATTTCTCCAAAAACAATTCAGATGCAGATGAAAATACATCGGATTTCAAGCAAAGAAATAATGCTTTAGCAGAGAATGCAACATCAATGAATATGACAAGATTGATTCAATTAATGGAACAGTCTATAGGTAATCCACCTAATTTAGTAGTAGAGTTTGATGATGGAACTGTAAGTAAGTTAAAAACAAGAATTAAGAAAACAGTATAATGGCAAATACATCTGATAGATTCAGTACAGGTGGGGGAGGTGTTGGAGGAGGACCTTCAACAGATCCATCTACATGTCAATTTAAATTCCAAGTAATTCCTGGAGGACCTACTATAGAATTCCCTGCTTACTTAAACTCCTTTGGTTCTCGATTTACTCCTTCTTGGTCTGATTATCAAGAAATAGGCAGAGCAGACCCAAAAATATTAATGTCTTCGTATTCTAAAGAAGTAGATTTTGATTTTACTGTTGTAGCTGAAAATCCTAACGATAGAAATGTAGATAGCATTTTTCAAAAGTTAGAAGATTTATCTAAATCTACATTGCCTAATTATTTTCCAGGTAATCAAGGATTCCAAGGAAACTTTGTTAAGTTTACGATATGTAGAATTTATAAAGAAGAAGTAGGTTACATAGTAAATTTACAATATCAATGGGAAAATGATAAAACAAGTTGGATAGATAATTTACCTATTTTAGGTAGAGTCAATATGACTGTTAAGTGGATTGGAAATAAACTTCCTCAATCTTCTGCAAGAACATTTAGCTTTTAATTATGGAAAGATATAAATTATTATCAGAAAGGATAAAAGATAAAACTACTCAAAAGGAAAGATATAGTTCCACTTTTTATCCTACTATTCCTTATAGGGATACTGATGTATACATATATTCTAGATCTTCTGATAGGTTAGACTTGTTGGCTTATGATTTTTATAAAGACCAAACGTATTGGTGGGTAATAGCAAGAGCAAATAATTTAGGTAAAGGTAGTTTTATGATACCTCCTGGTATTAGATTGAGAATTCCCTATCCGATTAATGAGTTAGAATTAGAAAGATTTATAGAAGATGGACTTACTTAGACAACCTTTAGATGGTAGTGTAAAGAATAGGTTAGACGCAAGAAAAAGCACTCATATGAGGATGAGAGCAGGTGGTTCTGACCCAACAGGAGACCAAAAGAGAAGACTTTCTGCTTGGGCAAGGATTAGTATACCCGGCTCTTCCGCTCCCCCTATAGAGGCTAATTTACAAGGATATGAAGGTAGGTATAGATCTAATATAGACAATAGACCTCGTGATGCAAGTTTAAAGAGTTTAAGCATAAAGAGAGTTACAGGAAAAGGGGAATCCTTTAATTTAACTTTGGAAATTGATGTAGAGTTCGAAGTTTTTACCTTTGATGATTTTCAAGTATTTGCATCTTCATATTTACGGAGAGAGCCTGATAGGAAACCTCTAAAAATAGAGTGGGGAAACGGATCAACTTTAGGAGGTAGAGGTAAGGTGTCCCACTCGATAGAAGGAGCAATGGTAGTTGCTGGAGGATATTCTAATACAGAACTAAATACATATGTTTGTAGATTTAATGCAATTGGACCCGCTCAATCTTTAGTTAATCTTGATATTCTTTCCTGTGATTTGATGCATTTATTTAAGAATCAATATTTTATATATGGTAACTTATCTGTATTTAGTGCTAACGAAAAAGTAAGTAATCTTATAAATAAGATTATGTATGATTTACAACAAGGAGGTAAAACGAGAACTGACGATGTTGAAGAAGGTACTGAACCAATAGCTCCAGGGATGAATGATGGAAAACCTATTGGGAAAGTCTATAAAAAATTTCAAGACCCAGGTTGGTTAAATTTAAAAATTGCTTGGGATAATTGGACTAATAGATCAGAAGAAAAGACAGGAGTAGGAAGTGATATGCATGAGTATCTATCTTTAGAATATATAGTAGATTTAATTAATAAGAGTATAATTAAGATTACAAATACTAAATGTAATGATAAGTTTTCTTTTAATATAGTTTTTGATGAAACACCATATTCCTATGTTCCAGCTAGATATTTAGGTAATAAGTTTAGGTCAGCAGATCCTGTGTCCGTACTATTTTTAGATGGTTCTAATTCTGGCAACTACCAAAATAATTCTAAAAATGGTAAAAATTTTGAAGTATCTGGATACTTTTCAGATTGTGTAAGCGTTTCGAATCAAACCGTTAATCATAGAAAAATATTGATATCTAGAAAGTTAGTAGTTAATTATTTATCCGAAAAACTAGAAAAGTTAAACGAGGCAAACGAAAATGCTAAAAAAACCAATAAAAATAGTATAGATAGAGTTAATGATGTTACTCTTCCTCTTAAAGAGTTTTTTGAGTATATATTTTCAAGAATATCAAAAGCATCTGGAAACTATGTTAACTTATCATTTATGTTTCCTGATATATCAAAGAATAAAAATCGGGAGATGCATAAGATAATAATAACAGATGCTTTTAGTATAAGTAAACCTAAACCTGAAATATTTGAGTTTGATCCCTTTAATGGGGATGGAAATTGTTTAAGTTTAGTTGTTGAAGGTAAACTTCCTGCAGATTTAGTTGGTTTAGCTTTGATACAAGGTATAGGTGAAGGGTCTGGAACGGGTGGTAAGATATCGGAAGAAAAAGACTATCAGCAAAGTGTTCAAGATGAATATTATACGTTACTTACAAAATTAAGAAGTGTTAGTGAAGATGATGGAGTTTTTGCTCAAATGGCAAAAAAAGATTTTAGCGAGGACACAATAGCGGATGCTTGTTCAACTCTATCTGAATTTAAAAAAGTTAGTAATTCGTTGGCTATCTTGAATGAAGAAATGGGAGGACCTTTTACTTTTACAGAATATTTTGATTTAGAAATGAAAGTAGAAATGGAAGGAATTTTTCCTATAATAGCTGGAAATGTTTTTACTTCAACAAATTTACCTAAATTTGCAAAACCCGATAACGGAATTGGATTTGTTGTTATGGATGTAGAAGATAAGATAGATGCAACGGGTGTATGGACTACATCAATAAGCACAAGAGCGTGTCCTTATTTATAGATTTATGAAGAATATAAAAAAAACAAATGGATTAGAATTTTATACTTTAGATGGTTTAGAGTATAGAGGGTTTTATTATGTAGATTCTTCTACTAACGTAGCATACATTTATAATAAAGAATCCAATACTAATCAGATATTAGTTCCAAGACACACATTTAATACAGAAACTGTAAGATTAAGAAATAAAATAAAAGGTGGTAGTATGTCTCCTAAACCATATATACCTATAATATCTGAATATGATTATTCTGTTGGGATGATACCTAGATATTTTATACAAAAAAGAAGTTCTCCTTTAAGTACCATAATGGAAATAGATCAATCCCAGTATGCCAAAGTTAAAGCTAGCAGTTCCAAAAATTCTATTAGTTCTAAAATTTATCGTCAAGTATCTATAGAATGGGTTATATCAGGAAATAAAGATTATGTATTCAATATTAACACAAGAAATATAGAGCAGTCTGAAATTAATTTTAATGGTTTAAAAAATTATTTAAAAAATCCTTTGGAATTTTATAGATAATTATTACATTTGTAAATTATTAGGTTTTATTTATGGAAATAGTTATATGCATACCAAATAGTGATTCTCACTATGTTAATTCAGACATAGCATTTATGTCTACATATAACACTTTTTCTGAAGAGTTTAAGCATTATCCTATTGATTTGGTAGACATAGATAATGTAACATTACCTAAGTCCTTTATTGGAACAAGTATTGTCTTTAATAAAAGACTTTATGATAGATGTTATGGAGAAAACTATTCTTGTGATTTAGATACAGAATGTTGGCTTAAAAATATATCATTAGATAAATCTTATTTGTCTTTTACTAATTTTAAGAATTTCTATAAAAGAACCGACTATTTAAGATATATCCCATTTAATATATTAAAGAGTTCTTGTGAAAGGTTTATAAAGCATTTTTTAAAAGAATATGAAGGTAATAGCGTATCCACCGATACAGAATTTTATAGAAAATATGTTTTTCCTAACATAGAGACTATAGAAAGAAATGGTTTATGTGTTAATTTAGACAACTTTAATAACAATTTTAATAAAAAGTATGTTACCAATATAGTAAGAAGTTACTACAATATTCATACATCTACAGGTAGACCCTCTAATACATTTGATAATATAAATTTTTCAGCTCTTAGCAAAAAAGATTCAAGTAGAGAAAGTTTTATTAGTAGATTTGACAATGGATACTTAGTTGAATATGATTTTGATTCTTATCATTTAAGATTAATAGGTAAGATGATTGGTTATGATTTTGATAATTGGGATTCTATTCATACTGAGTTTGCTAAACTTTATTTTAGTAAAAACGATATCTCTGAAGATGAGTATACTGAAAGCAAAAAAATTAGTTTTACAATGCTCTATAAAGATATAGAAGACCCAAAATATAATATTGATTTTTTTGATAAGGTTAATAGTTTTAAAGAAAAAATTTGGCAGAAGTATTTAGAAAAATCTTATATTGTAAGTCCTATAAGTAAAAGGAAATTAGTAGTTAATGATACTTGCAATAAATCTAAATTCTTTAGTTATTACATACAGATGATAGAAACAGAATTTTCTATGCTATTTATATATGATATTAATTACTTGTTAAAAGATAAAAAATCTAAAGTAATTTTGTATACTTACGATTCTATATTGATTGACTATAATCCATTAGATGGAGATAAGTTATTATCAGATATAAAAGGTAAATTAATTAAATCAAAAGTATCTTTAGGAAAAAATTATAAAGAAATGAGGAGAGTCAGTATAAACTGACAGTAAACTAATCACTATGAAAAGACAATTATTATGCACTTTTTCGGTCAAAGACTCATTGAGTTTGACTATTGATTATCTAAAAACTTATTTTAAAATATCAAATAATAGAATTTATTTATATTCAGAGTTAGATGATCCAAATAATCTTATTTTAGTATATAATATAGAAGAAAATTTGCGAGATGGATTAGCAAAAAATACTATATTAGTACATAGAAAGAAACACTCTAATACTATATACACTATTAATGCTTTAAATTCTTTGATAATAAGAATAAATAATGGTGTATTAGATAAAAGTTATCAAGTTGATTGGGAGGCATATTCAGACCAATTACTGATAATAAAAGACAATGACTTAGTTTTATTAGGTTTAGAATTTAGGAAAGTAATATATTTTTAATCTATTTTTTTAATTTAAATTTTTTAGTTATGAGTATCAATTTCGATGCTATTAAAGCAGACTTAGAGCGTTTAAACAAGAAGACTCGAAGTAAAGATGGTAATGAGGATTTATTTTGGAAGCCAACTGGAGAACATGTGATTAGGATTGTTCCTTATGCACATGACAGAGCGGATTCCTTTAGAAGATTTTTATTCCATTACAACATTTCTCAAAAGCCTATTGTATCCCCAGCTACTTTTGGAAATGACGATCCTGTCTTAGAGTATGCTCGTAAATTACAGAATTCTGGAGATACCGAGAAATGGAAACTTGGTAAAAATTTAGAACCTAAAATGAGAGTTTTTGCTCCTATTATTGTTAGAGGAGAAGAATCTAAAGGTGTTAGATTTTATGGATTTACTGAAAATGTATATCTAAAGATTGCAAAGTTTATTTCATCTGGAGATTACGGAGATATCTCTGATTTAGAAAAGGGTCATGATATCGCTATTGAGTACATTAAAAAACCAGGGGGGTATCCTGAAACTAATATTTTAGTAAAGCCTATTCCTACTCCTGCGTTTAATGATTCATCACTACTATCTAAAATAGATGAAGTTCCTGAACTGGAGAATATATTTAGAGCTCCATCCAAAGAAGAACTTGTTTCTATTTTTGAGGAGTATATGAGTCCAACTAATGCTAATAACGAATCTAATGGAGCAGAAACGTCAAACACAACTACAACAAGTGATTCTACCTCTGTCCCTAACAATGTTAAGAGTGCTATGGATTCTTTTGATTCATTATTTAATAGTTAAAATTTAGAATATGTCTAAAAAAAATAGTGAGGGTTCTGAGCTTGAAATAGCAAAGGAACTTAACAAGCAATTTAAGTCTATGGATAAAGTTGCTTATTTTTTAGATGGTTCTGAGTTTTCTCCTGCGGATATAACTGATTGGGTTTCCACTGGAAGTTCTATGCTAGATATTGCTATATCAAATAGAAAAAATGGTGGATTCCCTGTTGGCAGAATAACGGAAATTGCTGGTCTTGAAGCATCGGGCAAGTCATTATTGGCTGCCCATGCTTTAAAGTCTACGCAAGATAAAGGAGGACTCGCTGTCTACATAGATACAGAAAATGCTGTTAGTAAGGAGTTTTTTAATGCTATTGGTATAGACTTGACTAAAATGATATATCTTCCATTAGAAACTGTAGAAGATATCTTTGAAGCTGTAGAAAGGATAATACAAAAAGTAAGGAGTAGTGATAGTGACCGATTGGTTACTATAGTAATTGATTCTATAATGGGTGCAAGTACTAAGTTAGAATCTGCATCTGATTATGAAAAGGATGGATATGCTACCACTAAGGCTTTGATATTATCAAAAGCTATGAGGAAAATAACTAACCATTTAGGTAGAGAAAGAATTTGTTTAATTATAACAAATCAACTTAGAGTTAGACTTAATGCTCCTATGTATGCTGATCAATACACAACTTCAGGGGGTAAAGCAATAGCCTTCCACTCTTCAGTTAGATTAAGGTTAAAATCCAAGTTTAAGATAAAAGTCAAGAACGATGGTGTGGAAAGTGTAGTTGGGATAAAAACTTCGGCAGAAGTTGCAAAGAACAGACTTGGTCCACCCTTACGAACAGTAGAATACGATATTTATTTTGATTCTGGTATAGATGATTATGGTTCTTGGTTAACAATAATGAAGGAAAGAAACTTAGTTAGTGTTGCAGGTGCTTGGTATACTTATTCAGTAATAAATCCAGAAACAGGAGAAGTAAAAGATGAAATAAAGTTTCAGTCTAAACAATTCTACGAAAAGGTAGCATCTATTCCTGAGTATAGGGATTTAATATATAATCAAATATGTGATGCCTTAATAGTTGAATACAAGATTAATAGGGATATAGGAATTGATGATATTGTTATTGATGAAGAACCTCCTATAGCAGATGAGTAGTAATCTTTTAGATGACTTCAGAAACTTTATCAATAATTCTAATAAGGAATCTTTTTCAGAGAATAGAGATAGAGTATTAATAGTGGATGGCTTGAATGTATTCTTAAGGAACTTTCAAGCCGTTCCTGCTATTAATTATGCAGGAGAGCATGTTGGAGGTGTGTTAGGATTTTTTAGAGGATTACAAAAAGCAATAGTTGATTTTTCTCCAACTAAAATTTTTATAGTTTTTGATGGTAAAGGAGGAAGTGTTCGAAGAAGAAAACTACTAAAAGAATATAAGGGAAAAACTTTAAGCTCTGGATCCTTTAATAGATTTTCTGATACAAGAGGTTTGATAGATGAGACTGCATCCAAAAGAATGCAGATACTTACCTTACTACAAGCGTTAACTCTTATGCCTGTATGCACAATATCTTTGGATGGAATAGAAGCAGATGATGTTATATCTTCTTTATGTAAAGAAGTTATTCCTAAAGATGATATGAAGATTATTATGAGTAGTGACAAGGACTTTTTACACTTAGTTGATAAAAATATATCTGTATATTCCTATGAAAAGAAAATACTTTTATCAGAGTCAGACGTTCATTCTGTATATGGGTATTTACCTTTAAATTATTTAACTTTAAGATGTTTTACAGGAGATAGATCAGACAATATTCCAGGAGTAAAGCAAGTGGGAGAAAAAGGTTTAAGTAAGCATTTTGATTTGGATAATAAAGAAAGATACATTACTT